TATCAACAAATTCATGGACTTAGTAGCGTAAATAATGCTTGACAAGTGCCTACCAATGCGCTATAATGTATATGTAAACTGAGAAAACAAACTAACTATGACTGTGAGGGTCTATATTATGAAAAACTCTAAAAATCGTGAGCTTCTGCTAGAAACTATCAAAGCCAATCATGGCACAGGCGAAGTCAGCCGCAAGCAAATCCTAGAAATATCTGATGGATTTAACATGACATATCCTTCTTGGATACTTAACCGCAAAGACTTGAAAGTTGGTCGTGGTATGCTTGATCTGACATCAATGTATTCTGGTACTAATGTAACACACATGCGTCCCGTAAAACTCAAACGTCCTGTAGCAACGGTTGAGCCAGATCCTGTAGCAAAGGTTGTCACACAGGCAAAATTAACTATGGATATCCAAAATCTTATTCCGTCAAAGGACGATACGTTTGTCCCTTTCGGATTCTATCAAGACCTCAAGAAGGTTTTGACTACTAATATGTTCTACCCTGTCTTTATCAGCGGCCTGTCTGGCAACGGCAAGACTACTATGGTAGAACAAGTTTGCGCTAATCTAAAGCGTGAAGCAATTCGTGTAAATATCAGTATTGAAACCGACGAGGACGATTTAATCGGTGGCAATACTCTAGTTGATGGTAACGTAGTCTATCGAGAAGGGCCCGTCCTCACCGCTATGAAGCGGGGCGCAGTTCTCATTTTAGATGAAGTAGATCGTGGATCGAATAAGCTGATGTGTCTCCAAGCTATCTGCGAAGGTAAATCCTACTTCAATAAAAAGACTGGCGATACCATTACTCCTGCTAACGGGTTTACAATTATCGCTACGGCTAATACAAAAGGTCGTGGCTCTGATGATGGTAAGTTTATTAGCGCCCAGTTACTTGACGAGGCTTTCTTGGAGAGATTTGCCATCACCGTTGAGCAGGAGTATCCTAAAGCAGCCGTTGAGAAGAAGATTGTTCTCAATAAAATGGCTAAAGTAGGCTGTGTAGATGAAGACTTCGCTACACACCTAGTCACTTGGTCCGAAGTAATTCGTAAGACTTTCTTCGAAGGTGCAGTAGACGAGCTTATCTCCACTCGCCGCTTAGAGCATATTGTAAATGCGTATGCCGTGTTTGGTGACAAGCAGAAAGCAATTGAACTCTGTGTCAATCGCTTCGATGAAGATACCAAAGAAGCTTTTCTAAGTCTCTATTCTAAAGTTGATCCAAGTAATGTAGATGAAGAGATAGAACAAGCCCTCGAGGAGACGTTTTAATGAGTAAAAAAGTCTACAAGTTCCGTGAGGATGAATTGATCGAAGAGTTTAAGAACTATATCGATTCCACATACAAAGGTCACTACGGCCAAGGCGGACTTCAGTCCGCTGAGGTTATCGTTGATCGAGGTCATGGACTAGGATTCTTTCTAGGTAATGTTGATAAGTACAATGCTCGTTATGGTAAGAAAGGTGAAGCGTCTGATCATCGCAAGGATGTTATGAAAGTTATTCACTATGCCTTTCTAGCACTGTACGAACACGATAGAGTACACTCCACTAATAAATAGTTATAAATAGTAGAGTTGAATAGTTTCACACATTTTAGGAGAAATAAAATGGCTTATATTTTAGAAAGAACTTTCACTAGAACAGACACATCAACGCCTTGGCCTTGGAGCGGAATTTCTGATTCTATTCAAGCACAAATTGCGGGATTGCGGTCTACTCATGGTGTTACTATGGCTGAATCTATTTCCGCCGATGGATTAGTTGCAACGTACACTGATACTTGCTCTTCAGAGAGTGCGTATGGTGATTATTTTGAAGCAGCGCAAGTACACTGGCAATCGGCTGATGTAGAAGGCGCCGCCGAATCTAACAATATTATTATCGATTTTGCAGTACTTGAGAATACATAATGTCTTTTGTAGTTGAATATAAAATGACACGAAACGATACTTCAGTTGAATTTCCTGTAACTCCAGAATCAGATAGAGAAAAATTTGAATCGCTTAAATCTCAATACAATATTGAGATAGAATCTATAATATCTGATGACGGTTTAATAAAAACAATTAAACATATTGCAATCAATGCAGAAGAATACTCTGAATTTTACAATGAAATACTTCCTGTGTTTGATAAGGCAAAGTTTGTAGATAATTGTGGCAAATCTGATATTCAACTTTTAATGGACATTGTAGAAAACGAATAACGCTTGACTTTATAATATGAAGTCTGTATACTGTACAGACAATAAACAATTGAGGTAATTTATAATGAAAATTAGTAACGATACACTATCGGTTCTTAAAAACTTTGCTTCGGTGAACACGAATATTCTTGTTCGCCAAGGCAACACGCTCTCTACCATCAGCGCAGGTAAAAACATTTTTGCTCGTGCAACTGTCGAAGAAAACTTTGACCGTGAATTTGCAATCTACGACCTCAATAGTCTGCTTGGTCTATTGACGTTACTCGATGATACTGAGGTAGATTTTGGTGCAGAGTCTATCACAATGACTAAAGGTCGTAGCACGTTTGAATACTACTACGCTGATCCTGAGATTATTGTTGGTGCACCTGATAAGCAAATTGAAGTCGATGAGTTTTTCACTTTTGATTTGTTAGCCGATGACTTGAACATGATTCAGAAGGCAGCTGGAATAAATGCAGCTCCTATGCTGAGTATTATTGGTGATGGAACAAATGTTACATTGACAGTAGGTGATCCTGCAACGCCAAAGAGCAATAGCTTCAAGCAAACGGTCACTGATACCGACAAGGTCTTCAAGGCACATCTTCAGATAGAGAATCTTAAAGTCTTGCCTGGTGATTACAAGGTAACTATTTCAGCGAAGAAGTTCATGCATTTGGTAAACACCAAAACTGATGTTAAGTACTGGTTAGCACTTGATAAAACATCGGAGATTTCGTAATGAACGAAGATCGATTAGAAATTCAGATTCGTGAAGCCACTAACGGCTGGGTCGTTGAGTTCAACAAGTTTGGCGAGACGATAGAATATATCTACTCTCGCCCTGGCCCTGCTATCAGTTTCGCAAAGAAGGTGATGACAGGTGAAGTGCCTATTTTTGGAGAAAACAATGAGTAAAGAAACTGTGTTCACATGTCCAACATGCGGAAACACAACTACTATTCTTCGTAAGGGCGGGTTCACATCTCACTGTACTTGTGATCCCGTTTTTGTTCCAAGCAGCCAGACAGGTAGGCACATTGAAGTAAATTTTAGTGACAACACTAAGACCAAAGAAAAGTTTGGAAGTTAGTTTAAATTATATTATATTATGGAGTATTACTATGAAAAATGTATCTTTACATGTGGTATCTTGGACAGACCCCGAAGATGGGTTAACCGAAACTGCACTTTGTGATTCTAAAGAATGTGCTGACCATTGGATCAAGAAACTTTCTAAGCCCAGTTATTGTAGAGAAACGGGTGAAAAAATTCACAATGGTATAGAGGCTACTAGCTTTAGCCGGCCCATTCAAAGCATGCCTATGTTAGGATCTAAGAAAACATCTTGGGGCGTTTAAACAATGTCTCAAGATCATTTTCTCTGGGTAGAAAAGTATCGCCCTAAAACAATCGATGACTGTGTTCTACCTGAAGCTACGAAGTCTACATTCAAAAAGTTTTTGAAACAAGGAGAAGTTCCTAATCTTCTCCTTTGTGGCACTGCTGGCACAGGCAAGACTACAGTTGCACGAGCCTTGTGTGAGGAGCTAGGTTGTGACTATATCGTGATCAATGGCTCTGACGAAGGTCGACAAATAGACACGCTGCGAACTAAGATTAAACAGTTTGCGAGTGCGTTTAGTTTCGAGAGTAAAACAAAAGTTGTCATCATTGACGAAGCTGATTATCTTAATAGGGAATCGGTTCAACCTGCGCTTCGTGCGTTCATCGAAAACTTTTCAGAAAACTGTCGGTTTATTTTCACTTGTAATTACAAGCAAAAGATAATTGCGCCGCTTCACAGTAGAACTACTGTCATTGAGTTTAAGTCTGATAAGAAAGACAAAGCAGCCCTTGCTACAAAATTCATGAAGCGTATGCAAGGCATTCTAGATGCTGAAGGTGTTACATACAAAGACCCTGTTCTAGCAGAACTTTTGATGAAATACTTTCCAGACTATCGCCGAGTTATTAATGAGCTTCAGAGATACAGTTCTGCAGGTACTATTGATGAAGGAATCCTTAGCAATATTGCAGAGATAAATACTAAGGAACTGATATCATCTTTGAAAGATAAAGATTGGAAGAAGATGCGACAATGGGTTGCTAACAATGTTGACACTGACCCTCAAGGTATATTTAGATTTATATTTGATAGTTTATTACCAGAAATTACTACAGTGCCTCAAATGGTCTTGCTAATAGCAGATTATCAATACAAGGCAGCATTCGTAGCTGATCAGGAAATAAATCTCACTGCTTGTTTGACAGAAATTATGGCGAGTATTCAATTTAAATGATAGAACACACACTAGACTTTGATAACTTAACAAAGAAAGACTGTGCAGAAACCTTTGAGTTGCTAAAAAAAGAACTCGTTGTTGTTATTAAAAAGGCGCCTACTGATCCTGTATTCTTTCATAGACTTGTTGCTGGAATGAGCCACATTGCCAACTGGCAGCAATGTTTCTGGGATGTAGAAGGCAACTTTAAGTCTGTGCCAACTGAGCCGCTTGATCCTTGGTCTGTTGATGAAGTATTGGTTCAAAGAGTTACTGCCAAAGAGAAAGATGATAAGCCTACTGGCATCTTTCCTAAAGGCAAACTAGACTGGCATGCAAATCTAAATGGACCAGACAGAGCAGACGGCGTGGCATTGCAAGGATATGCAGGCGTTGAAGGTACTGTCACTTCATGGTTAGATACTGCTGAAGCCTATCGAGTTATGCCGCAGTCTCTTAGAGATAAGATAAAGAATAAATACTGTACATACACATACAATATGGCAAAGTGGGCAGAAACACCTTGGCATTTACCTCATGCGAGAGAAGAAGATTCTTATCGTATGTGGATAGAGCAGCAGAATATTGCAGGTGTAAAAGGTTTATATTTTTATACAAACAATGATTTGGAAGTATGTGATGACGATATAGGACTCTATGAAGAACTCAAAGCGTTTCTATTTCAGGAGAAGTTTATGTATCATCACGAGTGGGAAGTAGGAGATATAGTTTTAAGCGACCAACTTCTAACTCTTCACCGAAGACCATTGAGATCAGACGAAGTATTTGAGAAAAGAATCTTGCATAGACTAACTTTTCCTATAAGCAATACATCTGAACCGAAGTTTATTATTGAGAAAAACAAAAACTGTTACGGAGATAATAAATGAAATGGCCTAAAAACGAAACACATTTAAAACTTAAACTTGTATTCAGAAGTGGGTACGAACATGAAATGTGGGTTAAAGATTTACAGACATCACCAGATGGTCGTATCGAATGGGAACATTGCGATGATGATAACTCATTGTTAGAGTTTTCACCTGATGACGTTTGCTGCATACTTAGAATTGGAAGTCGAACAAAGACTGTTTGGGAATAATAATGAGCTTATTTGATGAACTCGGTCCTCCTATTGAGGATGTGACCGAGAGTGATTTTGTTGAGAAGATAAAGAAGATTTCTCCTTTTGATTTTGCTAGTAGCATTAACGACACAAAGGTAAATCTTATCGTTGATGAAGCTACTGAGTCACAGTACAATCCTTTTATCGTGAATCGTGCGTTGGGCTTCGGTGCTGATACTGTCATCGCTGCTAACGAAATGAATAGCAGACCACACATTGATGCTAAGATGCAATATGAGTTTTTGCGTGGTGTGATCCGTAAAGGAAAGCGATACAACAAATGGATCAAAGCAGAAGAGTCTGATCTAGAAGCAGTACAAGAATACTTCAGCTACAGCTTCAACAAAGCAAAAGAAGCCCTTAGGATGTTGTCTGCTGATGACATTGAAAAGATTAAACTGAAACTAGCCACTCGCAAAGGCGGCAAATCTTAGAAAGTATAAATACTTGTTATGAGTATGAGGTGCACCTCGAAGTATAATAATAACAGGTAGATTGAAAATGAATGACCAACATAATTTCTTTAATATTGATTATCCAGGATATTATCCGCTAGAAATCAAGCTTGAAGATCCAGAAAATTTTTTAAAAGTAAAAGAAACACTTTCTAGAATCGGAGTAGCTTCTAAAAAAGATAACACTTTGTATCAGTCTTGTCATATTCTTCACAAGCAAGGCAGATATTTTATCACTCACTTTAAGGAGCTATTTGCGCTAGACGGCAAAGCAGCAGATTTTAGTGAAAACGATTTACAGAGAAGAAATACTATTGCTAACCTATTACAAGAATGGGGCTTGCTAAAAGTATTGCACGAAGGTGAATTGGATCTGTGTCCAATGAGTCAGGTTAAGATTATCTCATACAAAGAAAAGAATGAATGGAACCTAGTACCTAAATACAACATAGGTAAGAAGCGATAATACAATGTTAAACAACAAAAAAGTATTTCCATATTTGTTACTTATTGGACAAATTGTGGCAATGCTTTCGACAGTGTTAATGGTCAACGCTACTGCGTGGCAATGGGCCATTACACTGTTTGTCTATTGTTGTATAATGATAAGTGTCACAGTCGGTTATCACCGCCTCGCATCCCACAAAGCATTCGCATGTCCTAATTGGATACGATCCCTTCTATTATTCTTTGCTGGTATCCCGTTTTATGGTCCAGCTATAGTTTGGGTAGCTAATCATCGTGAACATCACAGATTTACTGACACCGAAAAAGATCCTCATAGCCCACACTACAAAGGCTGGTTCAGGTGCTACTTCTTACAAGTATTAGCGTCTATCGAATTTAAGTATGTCAGAGATTTGTTGAAGCAAGATTCATATAAGAACCAAACAAAATATTACTGGCACAGCATTGTGTTATATGCTGCCGCACTCTTTTTGATAGACCCATTTGCTGTCATCTATGCGTACTTAGCGCCTGCAGGCTTCAGTAAGCTAATTGGTAGCTTTGTCTTTAGCTACTCACATAGAAACAGACAGGCAAATGACGATACATGGCTGGGTCTACTCACATTCGGTGAAGGTTTTCATAAACTTCATCATGAGAGAGCAGCCATGCATAGATGGCACAAGTTTGATGTCGGTGGCATTATTATAGAAGCTATTGACAAAACAAAAAAAGTTAGTTATACTGGGTAAAGCTTGTATAAATAACTTTGCTGGTGGCAAGTCGTCAGCGTAGTCCGTATCGCTTCAAAGAGAAGGAACAGCGGGCTTGTTACTCAGCACCACCCGAGACGCCGTAAGGGTCTCATAATAAAACCTCGCTTAATTGGAGAAGAAAGATGGTAACACGAAAGTTTAACGTAGCCGACATGGCTGAAATTTTAGATAATGTTCGTCCATTCACAGTGGGCTTTGATAAGATGTTTCA